GCTTCAAGGTACGCTTTTGCTGCTTCTTAGAGTGATGTTGCCAGTTCGGAAGTTGTGCCATCGTACTGTTTGGGTTTAGAGAAGTTCTTTACCTTCTTGAACTCTATCACATTATCAAACTTATCGACAATCTGTTCCCCCTTATGTGAGATAACAAAGACATTGTTACCATCTGTGATATTATAGAGGATCCTCATGAAGTCCATAGTACCATTGGTATCTAAGGAACTGTCAAAGATTTCATCAAGGATAAGAATGTTTGTATTGACTGAGTTCTTTAGTTTAGCAATCTCTCTCCATGTGAAAAGTAATGCTAGATCTATCCTCATCTTCTCACCTTCAGAGAAAGAAGCATAGGAAAACTCATCTCTAAACCTTGACTTGATTGTCTCATTAAACATTTCATCGAGATTAAAGTTCACATAGAACTCTAACTTCTGAAGGTATTTATTGATAAGTTCATTCATTATAGGTAAGTACTTCTTAATGATAGATGATTTAACTCCACCATCTTTAAGGAACTCTCCTACCATCTTAAGGTCTTCTTGTTTTACTATGACATCATTTCTTTGAATCTCTTTCTCTCTACCCTGATCAATAATCTTTCTCAACTTATCTTTCTCTGCCTCTACAGAATCATCATTATTTTCTATAGATTTAATTTCATTCTCAATATCTTTAATCTTATTTGTTTTCCAGTTTATATCATTAAGAGTTTGTTTAATCTTAACTTGAGAATCTTTAATTAGATTCTGAATATCAATACGACTAGTCATATCCTTATCAAGATTCTCTTGCTCAGTTGATATCTGACTAATTGCTTCATTCAATTTAGTAAGTTTATCTTCATCAGTAGTTACCATATCATCTCTAAGATCAGATCCTATATCCTGATGACAGGTAGGACATATCTTATTATTACTAAAGAACTTAATTTCTTTCTTAAGATCTTTCACTTTACTATTAAAGGTCACCCTAAAATCTCTCAACTTCTGTAACCTTTCAGAAGGATCTTCAGTATCTTCTAACTCAAGTGATAAACTATCAACCTCTCTCATATCAACTTCTACTTCATCCTGACATCTCTTTATTTCTTTCTTTAAATTCTCTATAGAATCATTCCAATGAGATACATTACTATCACTCTGTTTCTTTAAATCCTCTATCAATGTCTTTTGAACCATAACCTTATCCTTTAATAAGGACATTGCATTTTCTACTTCAAATACCTTTTCCTTATTAACTTTAATTCTTTCCTTTAATATAAGATTCATTGTAGAGAATATTCTTATATCAAGTATGTCTTCAATAACATCTCTTCTTCCTGGTGCAGATAATTGCATGAATGGTACAAATGTACTTGAACCAAGTACTACTATCTGAGTAAATGATTTGTAATTCATCTTTAGAACATTCTGCTCTAACCATTTCTGTTGGTCATTAGTTGCAGATGCTTGATCTAGAAGAGTACCATCTTTATAGATTTCAAATACATTAGGTTTTATACCTCTTACAATCTTCCAAGTTATCTTACCAATTATAAACTCTAACTCCACACGACAATCACCACAGTTAATAGTATTAACTAACTGACTCTTATTAACTTTACGAAATGGTTTACTGAATAGTGAGAAGCACAATGCATCTAGTATAGTTGACTTACCAGCACCATTCTCTCCAACAATTAATGTTCTCTCGTGACCATTAAGATTCACTTCAGTAAAGTTATTTCCTGTACTCAGGAAGTTTTTCCATTTTATAGATTTAAATTCAATCATACCTTGGGTGGAATAACAATATCATCAGGGGTAACTATACAATATGTGTAACCGTTTTCTTCACATATGTTTATAGCAATTTCATCTTCAACTTCTATAATTTTCATATCTGGATAATCATCTGCCTTGAGTAGTTCAGAATGTCTTTCAGCATCTTCATGATCAACAAAAAGATACAGTACATTATTCGCTCCAACATTTGGAGCGTATGCACCTTCTTCTTCTTTTCCTTTAACTGTAAGAATATACATTATTCCATTTGAAGTGATTCTGAGTAGATAGAATTGACAATAGATTTTATACTATCTTTATTTTGATAATCAAGTTTATCAATATAGTTCTCTAAAAATGTCAATGTACCTTCCACCTCTATATCACCAGTTGCTGGAAGTTGCTGTACCGTATTGTCTATTATCTTTAACTCGTGGATACCCACGTTATAAAGACGTTCAATAAAATTGTCAAACTCACAATAGTTATCTTTCCTTTCAACTATAAGTTTAAGGAACTTATCCTTGTACTGTTCGACATTGATACACTCATAATCATTAAGTGAATCATCATAAAAGATCTTATCAAACATATGATAAGGATTCTGAATGAATTTCAATCGCCTAGTTTTTTGATTGAATAGATGGAATCCTCTTGTCTCACCATAGTCATTCCAGTATACTTGATATGGATTACCAAGGTATGATATATTTCCATTACTTGATCTAGTATGGAAATGTCCAGAGAACACTTTCTTAAACTTATCAAATCTTTCATAACTCATCCCATGATCCATAACGAATCCAGGATGTGCCTCAAATCCTTTAAGTTCTAGGTGACCCATACATATCTCTGCCTTGGTATTGTCTATCTCCTCAAAGGTTTCACCTTCGTTCTCAATACAAATCCAAGGAATAAAACAAATATCCAACCCCTCAATATTAAGAGTGGTTGGTTTCTCTATGCAATGAATATTATCATAGTGATTTAAAAGTAAATCAACTGTATTAATATTCAGTGTGTTCTTGTAATAAGCAGTATGGTTTCCCACCAAAGAGTAGACAGTGATTCCCATGTCGGCAAGTATGTCAAAATACTTTTCCTTCGCCCAACTGAGTGACCAGAAATCAATGTTCTTTCTATTGTCGAAGGTGTCTCCGAGATCCAATAGAGTTTTGATTTTATTCTTCTTAAGGTTCGGAAAGAATACGTCTGCATAAAATTTCTCCATGTAGTCATGAAAAACCTGACTACCTTTACGTAAACCAAAATGTTGATCAGTTATAATTCCAATCATTGACGGTATCTCTGCTCTAATGATGTCTTAATACCTTCATACTCTTGAGTATTTCCATAGGCATCAGCAGCAAAGAGTTCATTATGACCTGATTTCTCAATCATTTTATTCTTTATATCAACCTGCTTCTTTTCCTTTTGAATCCTACGTAAAAAAGCGTAGTAAATTATTTGAGTAAAATAAGCAAATGGGTTTCTGGATTTGTTAGGATCAAAGTTATCAATATATGTAATACAATTTTCTATTCCATCTCCTATCATGTCATCTTTAAACATGTAGTTGACAAAGTTTGGTTTGTATGATAAATGTTGTGCTATCTTTAAAAAACATCCCCCTATGTATTCACCCACAGGAGGTTTCTTTAGTCCTTTAATCTTAGCAATTTCAACATTCTCCTTATAACGAATGATCGCTTCCAAGAACTCTTTATTGTTAACGTAATGTTCCTTACTTTTAGGCATTAAAACTATATTATTCTTGTCTGCCCATAATAGCATATTTTAGGGTACTTGACAAGTCCACCTGATCTGTGTATAATAACTGTGTCAACGGTTAAGGGAACACCTAAGCTTTATCTGAATCTTTATTATAATCTAAGCGAAAAACATTCTCAAGATATTCTCTCGCTATATCTACTGATCCAATCAGTCCCATCTCTTCATTCATTGGAATACGACCTCTCTTTCTCTTATGGGGAATCGGAGGTCTTTTAGTATGTCCTCTCAACTTCTGCATTTTTTCATTAGCACTTATCTTAGCAAGAGTTGATTTATAAAAATTAGATACAGTCGGATTTAATTCCTTTATAGAAAGAAGATCCTCACCATATATTGTAAAACTATTTTCTTGAGATACTTTCATCCAAGGTTTAATTCTTATTCCCTGAACTACACCAGGAATATCTACCTCCTCTACAGCAACTGGATTTTCAATAACAAGGTAATCAAGTTCTGGATCAGCTACTTTTACAAAGCACAGGACTTCCTCCTCACTTTTAAATTTAATACTAGCGTAAAATGGATCCATATTTACTGTTTTAATTTAACCTTTATAAGTTCATAGTCGAAACTTTCTTGATTGTAGATTTTTACTCTCTCAAACAAATGACGTAGTGTATAATTTGGACTTCTACCATCCTTGGTAGTATCATCAGCAATATCATAAAGAACTGCTACTGATTTGTTCTCACCTTTTCTGAGAACTCGACCAATTGACTGGAGGTTTCTAATACGGGACTTACTAGGCGACGCAAAGATGATGTTGTGCAACCGCTTAATGTTAATGCCAGTGCTGAAAGTACCATAAGACGCAACAATAATTGCATTATCTTCTTGTTCAGTGATCTCACGAACCCTTTCCCTATCTTCAGTAGCTACACCACCGTGAATAAAGAAAACATTTCTATCTTCTATAGTATTATTATTTATCATCTCATAAAGGGGTTCACCGTGTGCTTCTACTCTGGCAAATAGAATAAGAGTATTACCTTTAAGATCTAAAGCAAGATTACGAATTAAGCGATTTCTCTTTTCATGACCAATAATATACTGAACTTCATCTTCAAAGCATTCAAATTTATTCGGTGGGTGTTTCAATAGAAGCACGTTAATGTCTAATGTAGCAAGATGACCTTTCTTCATTAGTTCATCAGTTTTAATAATTTTATAAGAAGGTCCAAATAATCCTTCTAAAACCCACTTATGAGTTTCTGATCCATCTAAAGTTCCTGTAAACCCATAACGATACTTGGCATTACCCAACTTAGTCATGATGGCAACAAGAGATTTAGATTTAAATTGATGTGCTTCGTCACCAACTACTACATCAAATCTTTCAAAATACTTTCTTGGTAGTTTGTATATAGATTGCCAAGTAGTAATAATAACCTGTGAATCAGTTTCTCTTTCTCTACCAGCATAGATCTTATGACAGTAGGATCCTACATCCCAACCATAATCAGCAAAGTCTTTATACATCTGCTCTACAAGGGATGTTGTAGGAACTACAATCAGTGTATTCTTCTTATTCTCAACAAAGTACCTAATAATGGCATATATCATCAACGACTTACCAGAAGCAGTTGGAGATACGAGTAACTTTCGATTATTTCTAAGGGCATCATAGACACCATCAATTTGATAATCTCTAGGTTTATGCTTAGAGATAGCAGTCATATAATCCTTTACACCTTCCTTAGAGATCCTATCATTAACCTCAAATGGAAGACCATAATACTTACTCTCTACGAATTCGTAGGTGTATCCATGATCCTTACAGAACTGAACTATTCTATCTAATAAACCAATATAAACTTCACCACTCTGAGTATTGAATAACCTTATCTTACCGTCCCAATATTTCTTCTGATACGTGGGCATAAACTTAGCACCAGGTACCTCAAAAGTAAATTGATCCGCAAGTTCATAATACACATGCGGTTCTGATTCTACTTTTAAATAGACTTCATTCTTTTTTGATATAATCAAATGACTCATAATCCTATACCAATGTAGGATTATTTAGAGACTTATTTTTTATCCTTGTTTAGTTTCTTATTTACTTTCTTCAACGCTGGATGCTTTGCTGCTGCGTTTTTGATTACTTTTATTTGATCTTCAGGTGATAAAGTTGTTTTACCTGTTTTAGGATCGATAGTTTTTCTATATGCTTCTATATCCCTATCATGAGGTCTATTTTTAGCAGCATCTTTCACCTGATTCAGACGAGTATTAACTTCCCTATCTGTATCATCTCTGGGATTTTTAGTCCAATCAGTAGGACCAGAAGAACCTGGTACCCCAAGCAAATCCTTAAGAAGTCTTTCACCTCCTTTAGCAGCAGCATATGCTCCCCCAACTTTTAGGAGAGTTTTTACTCCTGCACCTACTAGAGGAGCCGCAATAGCAGCTTCGTGAAATTGCTTAAATGATTTCATTTACCCAACAATAGTATCAAACCAATCTTGACTCATACCTGAAATGATTTTATCTGCTGAAGCAGAATCAGTTGCATATTGCTCAGATATAAGATACTCCACAACCTTCTCATAGTTCTCGTGGATTACTTTACTTTCTCTTGGAGTAGGTTTCATCGTCTAATATTAGATCTACTCATATATTTATAATCTACATACCTGCTTGAAACTTATTCCACTCAATTGCATTCTTAATTTGAAATGTTCTGTTAGAAACATTTTTAATAATTTCCTCTAAAAACTTTAAAGTAGTATCATAATACCTTATCTTAAGATCTATCTTTGACATCTTCTCATCTGCTTCCATATGCCTCTGTATAGCATCCTTCTCTCTTACTTTATAAGCAAAGGGTTCTTCAACATATACTTCTGCTGGTGCTTTACCAGTATAGTAATTATATCTTTCTAATCTTGTTTTATTATATTGTTCTCTTGCTTTTTCACGCAACAAAGTAATCGTATTATAAACTGTATAATACTTTGAATGTAATTGAGGTATTTTTAATGACTCATCATGTAGGTTATCGGGATCAATGACAGCATCACGCTCCCACATCTCCTGAATTTTGTCAAGGTTCATACAGTACTTATCAAATCGTATATGGTGTACTTAAATGTTGCTTCTGCTGTAAAGTATTCAACATCAGCATTTGTAGCATCAAAATCCAAAGATGTCAAGGATATTGGAAATAAATCTTGGAATTTTACCTTTGCTATTTCTCTAAGATTGCTATTTAATATTCTAAGTGTTCCATCACAGAAGGCTTCTTTTGGATCTATGATTGAAGCACTATCGGTAATTAAATCTTTATATTCTTTTGTAGATTCTGGAAATCCTAATCCAACTAACCAATTATAAATCGTCATATAATTTTCCATATTCTCATCAACTAAGAATTTTAAGGTAAAATCACCAAAGGTTAATTTTTCACCAGGTATGTCAATATCCTTTAAATATGTTGACTGAACTGCAGTTGCTAGATTAACTTCTGGTATTCTAGCACTATTTGAAAAGAAATCAACTTTAGGATGCTTTGCAAGGTTAAATTTAAAACCTATACCTGATAGATAATTCCTATTTTGTATTTGTGTTACAAAAGGTCCAGACGAAGCCATTATTAGTTTTATTTGTATTTATTCTGGTTATTCTTTATTAAATAAACTCATATCAGAAAACATAATATTAAATGATAAGAAAATTCTATCTTCTTGTGATATATTAGGATCTATTGAATACTCTACAAAAGATGGAAATAAAAATAAATCACCTTCAGAAAGTAATACTTTTTCATATAATTCATAATTCATTTTTTTATAATATTCATTAGCAATAGGTCCAGATCCTCTAGGATCTTTAAAATTAATAATAGATTCAGAATCTTCTGGTATTTTGGCACAATAAAATCCAGATATATCTACTACATCTAATTCTCTATTTGGTACTGATTCATCTAAATTATGATGTAATATATGACTATCTTTATATCCATCAATATTAAACCAAGCATCAATCGCCCTGATTCTAAATGGTTTTGGATTATATGGAAGAGTGAATAATAAAGGAAACATTCTTTCATATACATTTTGATAACAATATATTGGTAGAAATCCTGTAGATTGATATCCTCCACGATTGTACTTAGTTACACTAGTACATTGTTCCTTCATTCTATACGCTTCACTTACAATATGCGAATTATCAAGGTCTGAGCAATCAGAACTCCATATTGGTGTTTTAAACAAATCATGTTGTTCAAATTTACCTTTAATAGTATCTAATATATTATCCATAATTTTAATAATATTAATCTAAGAGCATCATTTTCTATATATTATAAAACACTTCTTATTAATTCTCT